TACAGATTATACCCCCGGCGCCTCTACCCGGTTTATACGAGCGGGCCTATGCGAACTACCGGGGGTCTTGATGCGGGATGCATAGAGGCAGGGTAGCCTCACCGGGCTCATATCCCGGACGCCGCCGGTTCAACTCCGGGTCCCGCTAATGGCAGACGCTATCGCAACGAGCAAGCCCCAGGGGACTGAGGCGCTTATGATGCTGGACGACATCGATCCGGCTCTACCCGCTGTAGACAAGAGAGAGGCCTATCCGGTCAAGATCGACCCCCAGTCCGAGCTCACCAGCGCCAGGTACTGGCAGATATACACCGACTACACGACTAAGCACAGGACGATAAAGCAGCTGGCGGAAGATGCCGGCTACAGCGTCGCCCACGTCCAGAACATCATCCGCTGGTGTGCGAAAGAGCTGGAGAACACGCCGGCTCAGACGTACCGCTCGGCTATGGTCGACAAGGTCAGTGCTCACCTGCAGAAACTGGAGCGGGTGCTGGAGCGCGGCAGTTATACCGGCCCTGATGGGAAAGAGTACAACAATATCCCCATTAAGGACCAGGTGAGCTTATTTAAAGAGATCAGGCTGGCGATGCAGCTCCTGGGCCGGACCCAGGGCGCGATAGACGAGGAGGGTGACGGCAACCGGCCTATCAATATAATCCTTCCCAACCTCGGCAGGGGTGAGGGCGCGACAAGGGTCGTAAATGGCGACCCGTACCAGGACTGAGATGAGACAGAACACGAGCACTTCTATTAAAGACACGGGCCTGTCCGGTGAGGTCAGCCGCGACGGCGTTAAGTTCAAGGTTGACGGCATAGCCACGTACCTGCTCATAATCGCCTTTACCATCATCGTCATACAAAACCACGGCAAGATCCCGGGCGTGGCCTGGGTTAAGAGAAAAATAAAAAAACTGAGGAGTTAAAGATGGGTAATTTATTGTTATGGTACAGGTCGCAACCCCGGTTCGCGAGGATAGGGTTGCCGTTGGCGTTTGGCATATGCGTTGCCGCGGCTATCATTTATAAGGTCGTGGCGTGAAACGGCGTAATTTCATAGCGGCCCTGCTGGCCACGGTCACGGGGCTGATCGGCTGTAAGAAGAAGAAAAAAGTTCCTGATATTGACGACCCCTTGGAGGCGTGGAAGGAGGCAAACTGGAACAGTGACGGCTCTGATTACGGGGAGAAGGTCACTATCGGGATGGAGAAGTTCGAGCCGGCTGAAGCAGGGCCTATCACCGCTGACACGCTAAAAGAGGGGATGGATGCCCTTTATAACCTTTCCCGTCGTCAGACCATTCTTACGCTTTCCCCCTCTGATTACGAGTTGGCCCAGGAGATACATAGAGAAACCGGAATGTTCTCTATGTACGAGCTTTACAAAAGGAAGTTAAATGCCTAAAAAACTGATGCGCTGTGTTAAGAAGGTCCAGAACAAGGGGAACAGCAAGTCCTCCGCTTATGGGATATGCATCAAATCGACCGGCCAGAAACCGCATAAGAAGAAAAAGAAGAAAAAATGAAAGCCGCGCCCCTGCGGGCCAAGATCGACTTCAGTTATTACAAGCCGGTCAATAATCATCAGGTAGATTTCCACCGCAGCAAGTCCAGTCACAAGCTGCTTATGGGTGGATTCGGTGCGGGCAAGACCTACCCTGCCATCCACGAGTGTATTTTCCATTGCCTGCAGAACCCCCGGCACACTTTCCTGGTCTGCCGGAATACCTGGGATACGCTGGAAGACGAGATTATGGCGGATTGGATACGGGTCTGCCAGGACGCGGGCTGTATTAAAGAGCTGCGGGAAAGCAAGCACGAGATGGTGCTACCAAATGACTGTAAGGTCATTTTTCGCCCATTAACCCTTGGAAAACGCAACTTTAAGGGGATGCATCTCTGCGGATTTCTTATCGATGACCCAGATGTGGTAAAATACCACGACGACATATCTTTTCTCTGGAGCCGGCTACGTGATCCGCCCAATGTCAGGGCCCAGAGGTACCAGACCGTCATAACCAGTAACTGGGAGGGCCGGAACTGGTTATGGAAGACGTATATGCGGGACAAACCGCCCGGTGGAGACGACAAGTTCGCGTACTGGATATGTCCTACTACCGATAATCCCACCCTGCACAAGGATTTTATAGCTGACCAGGCGGCTATGCACTCTGAGGAGTGGATGCAGCGGTATATTTACTGTAATATGGAGAGCCACATTGGCCTTATTTACCCCGATTTTAACCCGGAGATACATCATTTTGATGCGGAACAGCTTAAGGATAGGAAGGAGTTTATTCATATTATGGCGGTCGACGTGGGTCTGGTGCACCCGACCTGTGTCCTCAAGATGGCAACGGACGGCGCTGCCATTTACGTCTACGATGAGTGGTATAAGAAGGGGCAGAAAATATCGGCCGTGGGAGCCTACCTGCAGGAGCAGATACGCCAGCAGCATTTCAGGAAAATCATTATTGATCCGGCAGCTAATAAGGGCGATCAGATCACGGGCTCGAATATCAAGACGGAACTGAGGAAAAAATATGGGATTGTCACTTCAGATGCGGATAATGCCGTACTTAATGGCATCAGGATTGTCCAGGACCTTTTTAAACCAGCTACAGGACCCCCTCGCCTATACATTGATATTACTCGATGTCCTAATCTCAAGCAGGAATTGGACATCTACCGCTGGAAAGAGCCCCGGGATATGGACTTTGACGATATGGGGTACAGGGAAGAGCCGGTAAAGAAGAAGGATGACGCTGTAGATTCGCTACGATATGGCACAGTATTCTTTAAAAAGTTCCTCAAGGGCTATAAGGGCAGCGATATCCGGCAGGAGCTGCGGGACAGGCACCGCCAGGAGCGGGCCGATAAACTAAAGTTTTACAGAAAGAACCCGGGCACGAAAAAACGTATTAATCTCCGTCAGACTTATAAAAAATTACACCTTAATCACCCCAAATACAAGTCTCTACTATATAAATAGTTTTCGTTTTTTTTGTTTTTTTTACACTAATCCTTGCAATTTAACGTCTAATCCTATTATAATGTAGTATATCATTTTTGAGATATCAAAAGTGATATCATTTTTAAATGGCAAGGATTGACAAAAAACTTTCCGAAGACAAGCTCAAAGAGATAGAGAGCTTTCTACAGACCCGCTTTAACGCACTTGAAGACCTCCGATCTGAGATAGATTCAGATATGGAAGAGGAGGTCAAGTTCTACGACGGCGAGGACCCGGAGATTGATAAGCGTGAGGAGTGGGAAGAGAAGGTCAAGGTCCCTTATATCTGGACCCTGGCGCAGCGGGCAATCACCCGTATCTTTAAATCCTTATTTCCTACTAAAAATTACGTCAAGGTCTTTGTCGAAAAAAAAGAGTTCAAAGAAATACGGCGCGAGCTTGAACAGTTCCTGCAGGACCTTCTTGACCGGATGCGTTTCAGCGCCCGGTCCAGGGATTTTATAGAAGATGGAATTAAAAAACGCACGGCTTGGCTGCAGTTGCGGCCGGTGCCTATTTCCCGAAATGATCCTGATGGAAATAAAGTCGAGGGCTATGAAACAGAGTTCGATATTCTCGACTTTTACAATGTCTGGTTTGACACGAAAGCAGAGAGCGTTCACGATACTGACTTTTTTATCAGAAAAGTCAAAAAACTGTGGGAGATAAAAACACGCCCAGACGTTTACTTCAACCTCGAGAACGTCAGCGCCAGGCCATCCCAGGACGAGCCTGACGACGAAGAGAGAGAAGAGTACGAGGCAAAGCATTCAAGTAAAGACATCGAGGGATACGACACCCAACCATCTTATAGCCTCAATCAGCAGTCATTTAAGTCGACAGACGAGGTTGAGATCTATGAGTGGTATGGCCTGTATGACCTGGGCGACACCGACCCCACCGATGGCGAGTGGAAAAGCGACTTCAAAGAGGTTATCTGTACGTTAGCCAACAAAACTACTCTTATAAGAGTTGAGACAAACGACATAACGACTCGCCGCAAGCACCTTTTCTTCCCCATTCGCCCTCTCCGCCAATCTAAGTCACTTATCGGAAAATCATTACCCCAGCTCATTAAGAACTCACAACACGAATTAAACGTTATACGCAGTAATCAGCTTGACAACTTCCTTACCCAGATAAAACTTCTATTTAAATACAGAAAAGACGGCTCTATTGATATGGATGAGCTGTTTGCAGGAGCAGGCAATGGCATCGGGTTCGAGGATAGTCCTACTGATGTTGATATCTTTCCTGTTCCCAATATGGTGTCTGCGGCAGCTGGTATGGCTGCTCAAACGATGGCTGATATGCAGGCTGTTGCGGCTACACCCGATGCATTACTGGGAAATTCTGCGGGCCGCGGAACGCCTGAAACGGCTACAGGGATAAATGCAGCCGTATCTAACGCCCAGGCAAACATTTCGATGATGGTCGAGAATGTCTATGACGATGTCCTCGATTTTATAAATTACCTTATGATCCTTGAGCTCGACTACAACGGCCCGATGGTCGCTCTGCAGTACCCCAAACTTTATGAGTTTGTCAGGCTGCCGGCAGAGCAACTTGAAAAGAGTTATGTTATCGACATAACGTTAAAAGACCTGTCACAGCGCCGTGACCTCGAGCAGAAACAATGGGTCAATTTCTTCAATATAATTGCACCGTTCCTCCAGCAGGCTGGCGGCAATATGCCGATGCTTATGAAGCAGCTTATGGAAGAGTTTGATATGCGCAATATTGATGAGATATTAGAACCTGAGAACCCCGAGCAATTTATTGCAAAATTGCAGGCTAACCCTCAACTTATGCAAGTGGTTATGCAGGCAATCGCTCAGGCCAATCAAGAAGGAGCCCCCGGTGAAGAAACAAGCCCAGCCCCCGCTACACCCGCAGGAGCTTAGTCAAGATGCACTTGCGGTCAGAGAACTACAAAGCACAAAAGGCTGGGAAATTCTCGAGGAGTTTTTAAGTAAAGAGATAGAGCGTTGCGGCAATATCTCTTCTGTAAGGACCTTGGACTATGAGTATGACGATAAAGGCAAAGTTAGAAAGACTTCTGCCAGGTCGCTTGAGAGCATAGCGACTGACGTTGTAGCTCGCCAGGCAAGAAAGGAACAGATTTACAGGATTAAAAATTATTTAAAACGTCTCGCCAAAGAGACAAAGGAGAAAGCAGATGGCAGAAAGAGAAGAAATGACGATGGAGGATGAGCTCATTGATGAGCAAATCGCTGCTGATGAAGAGCTCGGTACCGGTGAAGACGAAGTAGCCGATGTTGAAGAAACCATAGCAGAGGAGCCCGAGACCGTCGAGGCTGTCGAATCTGCTGTCATACTTAAAGTCGACGATGTTCCAGAGCTCACTGAGCTTGTGGCCGGCGACCAGGTAACGATGGTTATCGATTCCGTCAATGAAGACGGGACCATCGGCCTGTCAGTAATGTCAACTGCCCCAGCCGAAGGTGCCAGCGAAATGGCCCTTGAAGGCGGCGAAGAGCTTGGCGGCCGCGAGGAAGTCGCTGCAGCTCTGCAGGGATAATAATACAGGAGCGAAACTATGAGTTATGACAACGAACAGAACGTGGATAATAACGAAGACTTTGATGCGATGCTTGGACTGAGAGATCGTCCTGGGGATTCCGAGCCCGGCAACGGGACCGGTCGCCAAGAGGA